TGATTATCGGACTGTGTTTCCTGACACTGGGTTGAAGGCGGACGACAAGGCGGCTGGTCGTTGGGGGACATCGGCAGGCGGCGAATACTTTGCGGCTGGTGTTGGTGCGGCGATGACGGGTCGTGGTGCTGACTTGTTGATTATTGACGATCCGCATTCGGAGCAGGACGCTTTGTCTAGCACGGCGTTTGACAATGCGTTTGAGTGGTATACGTCTGGACCTCGTCAGCGTTTGCAACCGGGTGGTTCTATCATCATTGTTATGACGCGCTGGGGTCAGAAGGATCTAACGGGCCAGGTTATCAAGATGCAGGGTTCGGACACTTTGGCGGACGAGTGGGAGGTTGTGGAGTTTCCTGCGATTTTGCCGTCTGACAAGCCTTTGTGGCCTGAGTTCTGGGATCATGACTCGTTGGTCAAGGTTAAGGCGTCTTTGCCTGTCGCCAAGTGGAATGCTCAGTGGCAGCAGAATCCGACTGCGGCGGAAGGTGCGATTGTTAAGAAGGAATGGTGGAACATGTGGGAGAAGGAGGATATCCCTAGTGTTAAGTACATCATCCAGTCTTACGATACGGCGTTTAGCAAGAAGGAAACGGCGGACTACTCTGCCATAACCACATGGGGGGTATTTGAAAATGAAGAGACTCACGCGGACAATGTTATACTTATGGATGCGAGACGCGGTAGATGGAATTTTCCGGAGCTTAAAGGAGTTGCTGCGGAAGAGTATGAGTATTGGGAACCGGATATGGTCATTATTGAAGCGAAGGCTTCAGGGCAACCGCTAACGGATGAGCTGCGTGCAGCCGGCATTCCGGTCATGAACTATACACCGAGCAAAGGTCGTGATAAGATAACTCGTATGCACACGGTAGCACCGCTGTTTGAGGCGGGGATGGTGTGGGCACCGGAGCAGAAGTTTTCGGAAGAGGTTATTGAGGAATGTCTTGCTTTCCCGCATGGGGAGCATGATGACTTTGTTGATAGCATGACGATGGCTTTGATGCGTTTCCGGCAGGGTGGGTTTATCGAACTCGATGGTGAGAACGAAGCTACAGATTGGTATCCAAAGAAGCGGGAGTATTACTAATGGCTGATAAAGATTTAGAGAGACGTAGGAAGACGCAAGATAGTTTACAAAAACTTCGTGACGGAGCCAAGGGCAAGTTCCCGAATAGAGGGCCGTCTAAGAGTAAGCCTCCCAAGAGAGAGATACATACTGTTTCCAAGGGTGAGACAATGTATGGCATTGCTTTAGGTGAGGGTCGTGGTGAAGATGGTGATCTTAAATCAATTAGATCTTCCGCAAAAACTCCTCGTGAGGCTCTAAAAGCTGTAGAAAAAATGGCAAAAGCATCTGGTATTGAAGATGCAAGTAAAATCAAGGCAGGTGATAAGGTTGTTGTTGGTGAGTTCCGCAATGGCGGCAAAGTCTCTCTAGGCAAGTTCAAAGGTAATTTCTAATGTCTAAGAAGAAGCCACAGGTTAAAAAGTTTGATCTTAACACTGCTTCTATTGAGGAGTTGGAGAGGAAGATCAAGGAACTTCGTGAAGAGCAGACGATTGTTAAAAAAGCTGGTGGCGGCGTGATAAACGCAAAAGACAAACTAAAAGAGATTAGCGGTGAATTGAAGAAAGCGTCAAACATGCACGCAAAGCAGTCCAAGAAGGTTGAGTCGATTGCTAATTCTTTTTTTAATGGTGGTGTCATAAAGGTCAAACGGCGCGGCACTTTTAAGGGGACATTTTAATGGCATTACCTCCACAGCCTATGGGCAGTTTAACAGATTCAGGAATCGAGGCACCTCAAGGCATGGAGGTGGACATCCCACAGGCGGAAGACTTCGCCGGTGGCGCGGAGGTTATGCAGCAGGCTGATGGCAGTGCATTGATTCAGGCGCTTATGGGCGGACAGCCAGACGGCATTGAAGTAGAGACTGAGCAGTATGATCACATGGCTAATCTAGCCGAGGTGATTGACGAGGCTGTTCTAGGAGAAATCTCTAGCGAACTGCGTGGCATGTACGAGGAAGATAGTGAATCTCGCGAGGAGTGGGAAGAGGGCTATACAAAGGGTTTGGATTTACTTGGTGTCAAGTACCAAGAGCGGAGTCAGCCTTTTGAAGGTGCATCTGGTGTAACGCATCCGTTAATTGCGGAGTCAGTAGTTCAGTTTCAAGCCCAGTCATACAAGGAGCTTTTGCCTGCCGGTGGACCTGTAAAGACACAGGTTCTAGGCGCAAAGACCATGGAGAAGGAATCACAGGCTAGCCGTGTAAAGAACTTCATGAACTATCAGGTTACTGAGGTCATGGAAGAGTTTGATCCAGATACGGATCAGATGCTGTTTTATCTACCGCTTTCTGGTTCTACGTTTAAGAAGGTCTATTTTGATCCTACCAAGGGGCGTGCAGTTTCTGCATTTGTGCCAGCAGAAGATCTGGTTGTTTCGTATTCTGCAACGGACTTGGCGACAGCCCCGCGTGTAACACATGTTCTGCGCATGGATGGCAATCAACTTCGTAAGATGCAGATTGCTGGCATGTATCGTGACGTAGAAATTTCTTCGGATGACGAGGTGGAAAATCAAGTTCGCGATAAAGTGGACGAGATAGAAGGTCTAAGCAAAGGTTACATTGACGATGTACATACCGTTTTGGAAATGCATGTCGATCTAGATCTTGAGGGTTTTGAGGACACTGGTCCAGACGGAGAACCCACAGGTATCAAACTACCATATATTGTGACGATTGATCATGGGTCAGGGGAGATCTTGGCGGTTACTCGTAATTACGATGCTCAAGATCAGTTGAAGACCAAGCGTCAGTATTTCGTTCATTACAAGTTTCTACCCGGTCTGGGTTTCTATGGCTTCGGTCTGATCCATATGATTGGCGGTTTGGGTCGTGCAGCGACAAGCATTCTGCGTCAGTTGATTGATGCGGGTACGCTGGCGAACTTGCCGTCTGGTTTCAAGGCACGAGGCATCCGGATACGAAATGAAGACGAGCCTCTCATGCCCGGTGAGTTCAGAGACATTGATGCGCCGGGTGGTGATATTCGTAACGCTATTGTCCCTCTACCATTTAAAGAACCATCAGGCACACTTGCGCAGTTGCTGGCTTCTTTGATCGAAGGCGGACGCCGTTTTGTATCCATTGCTGATCAACAGATTGGTGAAGGTCAAAGTGGTGACATGCCTGTAGGAACAACTGTGGCACTGCTTGAGCGCGGTATGAAGGTCATGTCGGCTATTCATAAGCGCCTGCACTATTCACAGAAAACAGAGTTCCGGCTCCTCGCTAGAATCTTCGCAGAAAATCTCCCTCCTGTGTACCCTTACGAGGTAGCCGGGGCACCTTCCGAGATCAAGTCGCAAGACTTTGATGGTCGTGTGGATGTGCTTCCTGTATCGGATCCAAACATCTTTTCGATGGCACAGCGCGTGACGCTGGCACAAACACAGCTTCAGTTGGCACAATCAAACCCCGGCATTCACAATCTGCACGAAGCATACAAGCGTATGTATCAGGCGCTTGAGGTGCAGAACATTGATGAGATCTTGCCGGCCAAGAAAGAACCGCAGCCTACCAGTCCGAGCATCGAGAATGCTAAAGGTATGCAGGGCGAACTACTGAGCGCGTTCCAACAGCAAGATCATGATGCTCATATTATGACGCATATTGCCTTTATGAAGTTACCGTTAGTTTCGACATCTCCTAATATTTATGCTACATTTATGGGGCATCTTCAGGATCATATATCTATGAAGGCACGTTTGACTGTAATGGCTCAAGTTCAAGAACAGCAAGCGCAGGCGCAACAAATGGCGTTAGCCGCACAGATGGGTGCAGTTGACCCGATAATGGCGCAGCAACAGATGCAAGCCGCATCTGCCGTATCCGAAGACATGATTGAAGCCGAGGTTGCAGGACTTGAGGCTCAGTTTACGCAAGAAATAATTGCGATGCTTTCTCCGCCGGAAGGGCAACAGGATCCTCTTGTTGCAATAAGGCAACAAGAACTTGCCATTAAGGCATCTGAAGCCGAGCGTAGAGCGCAACAGGATTCAGCAGAATTAGCACTAGAACGCCAGAAGCTCCAACAACGGGCTATGACTGACGCAGCGCGAATCGAACTCCAAGAAGATATCGCGGAAGACAGGGCAGATGTGAATAGGGAACGCATCCAGACCCAGCGTGAGTTGGCGATGCGTAATAGGTAATTGGATCCAGTTAGTGCGATGGCCACCGCTACGGCGGCATTTGGGGCTATTAAAAAAGGTTTAGCGATAGGACGAGACATCGAGTCAATGGTGTCCGATTTGTCGCGTTGGATGGGCGCCCTCTCTGATTTAGATCAGATGGAGAAGGAAGCCAAGAACCCTCCTATGTTCAAAAAGCTGTTCAATGGTAAATCTGTTGAACAGGAGGCTATAGAAGCCTTTGCGGCTAAACGTAAAGCAGAAGCACAGCGTTATGAATTAAAGCAGTGGATTGGCCTGACGATGGGTCAGTCGGCTTGGGATGAACTTGTGCGCATGGAAGGTCAGATTAGAAAGCGGCGTCAAGACGCTGTCTACGCTCAGAGGGAAAAACGCCGCAAGTTTATTGAGTTTGTTGCGTGGCTTCTTATGCTTGGCTTGGCGACAGCGGCACTTACGATATTTGTAGTGTTGCTCAAGGCTCATTCCGCACGAGCAGATGAAGTTACTTGGGTTGAGTGCCGATTAGCCAAGTATGAAAAGATTGGCAAGGAGTGGCACTGCTACTATCTGGGAGCTAACAGAACTACTGAGTCTATGATTATTGATGAGTTTTGTCCTCGCGTATATATGTGCGAGTACAACCCTGGTTCTGATAGTAAAATTACGAAGTGGGAGTAGGACATGGCTCAGAAAAAACTACAGAAACAGTCTAAGTTTGCGGAGTATGACGAAGACGGTGACGGCATCGTAAGTGATGAGGAACTGTCGCATGTTAAAGAAATCAAACAGACAGAAAATGAACTTAGGAAGAACTTGGCTCAGTTGCGCATGGCGCGCTACACCTTGATCGCTATGGGTCTCTTTACGTTTGCAATGTTCTTTATTCCTTTGGATAGGGTTAAGGCGTTAAGCGACATAAGCAACCTGTTTTACATATCTGGGGCGGGGATTGTTGGTGCGTTCATGGGCGCCACTGCATGGATGAATAGAAAGTGATACACGCTTTTTTGCTTATTTTGGTATTAGGTGGTAAGGTACAGAGTCAGGACATGTATTTTCGTTCTGTAACAGATTGTAACTTTTTTGCGGCACAGATAACAAAGAGATATGGAAACTACCAACATTATGGCTCTGTTCCATCAGAGCACAAAGCTACGGCCTACTGTAAACCGGTCAAGGTAAGCGCGGATATTGAGTTGTACTAATGGCATCTAAACTAAACGAAGGCAGCGAGTTTACAATTCCTCTCAAGAACCTTTTAGGTCTTGTCGCCTTTACAGCCATTTCTGTATGGGCGTACTTTGGGATCATAGAGCGTCTAGCGTTCCTTGAACATGAACAAGAAATGATGATTGTAGAGATTGAAGAGAATGATGATTGGATAGATGACTTTGAGCCTCCGAAATCTGTGCAAGAAAATATAGCAAGAGTCCGTAATTTAGAACTTAGATTGCAAAGGCTGGAAACTATGATGGAGATGTCGAAGTGATACAGGCGTTGATAGGGCCTATTGCTAATCTTGCTGGCACATGGCTTGAGGGCAAGGTCGAGACTAAGAAGGCGGAGACCGGAGCAAAGGTTGCCAAGGCCAAGGCTGAAGCGGTCATTATGGAGAAGAAAGCCACTGGGGAGATTGACTGGGATCTCAAAATGGCAGATGCTTCTGCATCCTCGTGGAAAGACGAGTGGTTAACCATTTTGTTTTCCGTCCCTTTGGTCTTAGCTTTTTGCGGAGAATGGGGTCGGCAGGTAGTAACGGACGGCTTTACGGCGTTGGAAGCAATGCCTGAGTATTATCGTTACACATTAGGAATTATCGTAAGTGCCAGCTTTGGCACAAGGGCAGCAACTAAGTTCTTTAAAAAGTAGGAGTCTCTCATGCCAAAAAACAAATATACTGAAAAGCAGATGAAGATTGCCCGTGTGGCAGAACCTCGTGATGCAATCACTGGTGCCGATTTTGAAGCTATGAATAATAGCAAGATGGGCGGCGGTATGATTAAATACGCTGAAGGTGGAGATGTTCGCAAGGAAATGCTGATGCAGATGCTTGAGGATGCTCGTGAGAACAACGATGATGACAAGATCATCGAGATTGAGGCTGAACTCTTCCAAATGGGTGACGGTCAAGGCATGATGGGTGGCGGCATGGTAAAACGTCTTGGTTATAAGCACGGTGGCAAGGTTAAAGGCTATCGTGACGGTATGTCTGTAAATGCAAGCAAGGGCAAGGGTTGTGGTATTGCTACATCTGGCCGTGGTTATAGTGGAACATACTAATGCCGATTATCACGATTAGCATATTACCGGATGGAGCCATACCGGTCGATAAGATGTCTGAAGAGGGGGAAAGCTGTCCAGCTCCCACTAAAGATGACGAGCTTAACCAAGCTAACAAACTTATGGCTATTGAAGAAGCCTCATATGGTGATCCGGTTGACTCAGAAAAGATTTGTGGCACTTGTGCAGCATACAATCAAACAGATGAAATGCTGGAATGCATCGGTGATGATACTGGGGCTTTAGGTTATTGTCAGATCTGGAAGTTTAGTTGCATGTCTGATAAGTGGTGCGAGAGTTGGGCAGAAGGCGGTCCAATGACAAGTGATAAACAAGCAGCCTACAAAGATATTATATAATGGATGTTGCAGACTTCGCAAAATTTGTTTATAACTTGTTGGCGAAGCGAGAAGAACAGATCGCTGACATGTTGACATCTGGTGGTGTTCAGAACTTTGAACAGTACCAGCGGTTGGTTGGAGAAGTACAGGGACTTGTCTATGCCAAGGAAGAAATCAAAGCCCTGCTGGAGAGAAGCGTAGACGATGGCGAAGACATTATACGTTCCTGATCACATAGCGAGATCAAAAGCAAAAGACCCAGTTTCCTCAGAATCTGCATATGTAGAGACCGAGAAACGAGTTTTAGACCCTAGTCTTCTAGACAAATCCTTAACAGAACGCCTGCCGCAACCAACTGGTTGGCGGCTTCTTGTTATGCCCTATCAAGGCAAACAAAAGACAGAGGGCGGCATTATTATCCCTACTGAGGCTCGTGAGCGAGAGGCATTGGCTACTGTTGTAGCGTATGTTCTCAAGTTAGGACCATTGGCATATCAAGATCCGAACAAGTTTGGTGACAATCCTGAAGCATGGTGTCAGGAGGGTCAGTGGGTATGTATTGGTCGATATGCGGGATCTAGGTTCAAGATTGACGGAGGCGAAGTCCGCATCATCAACGATGATGAGGTAATCGCTACTATCCTTGAACCTGATGATGTTAAGCATGTCTAAGGAGATGAACATGGCAGAAGCTCAAGCGGTTGAAGAAGAAAACATCGAGGTAACGCTTGATGACGACCAGAAAAAAGTTGAAGTACAAGAAGAAGCTCCTCAAGTAGAGACTGAAAGAGCTGATGGGGAGGAACTGGACAACTACAGTAAGGGTGTTCAGAAACGAATTAAAAAACTGACGGAAAAATATCGTTACGCAGAGCGGGATAAAGAAGAAGCCGCTCGCGTTGCTGAAGTTTTGAAAAACGAGAATGAGCAGCTAAAGACTAAACTGAGTAATCTAGATCAGGGTTATCTTTCTGAATATGGAACTCGGTTGGATTCACAGCTAGGCACCGCAAAGCAGTCCTACAGGGATGCACATGATCGCGGTGATGTTGATGCGATGTTTGACGCGCAGCAAGCTCTTTCAAAGATTTCTATTGAGCAAGAGCGTTTTCGGTTAGCTAAACAGCGCCAAGAACAACAGGCGGCTCAACCCGTCCAACAACCGGTGGAAGTACAACAGGCGCAGCCGGCGGCTCAACCAGCCGCCAAGCCTGACCCCAAAGCGGAGCGGTGGGCGGAAAAGAACACTTGGTTTGGTGATGACGAGATCATGACGCAAGCCGCTTTTGTTATAGATAACAATCTTCGTGCGGAAGGATTTGACGGCACGGAAGATGAATACTATACTCAATTAGATACTCGTCTTAGGGAACGCTTCCCGAATGACATGAGTGTCAAGCAAAACGAGGGAAGTTCTAGGGTCGCCTCGGCTTCAACTTCCGCATCTCGTAGTAATAAACAGGGGCGCAGGACCGTCAAGTTGTCACCTTCACAGGTGGCTATGGCAAAGAAACTTGGGGTTCCTTTAGAAGAATACGCCAAGTATGTAAAGGACTAAGCCATGAGTGATACAAGACAGCCACGGTCAACAGAAACCCGCGAAAAAGCAACGCGCAGAAAACCATGGGCACCGCCCAGCCGATTAGATGCACCTGCTCCACCTGATGGATATACTCATCGTTGGATCCGGACTTCTCTTAGAGGCGATGACGACAAAATGAACGTCCACTCCAAACTTCGTGAGGGATGGGAACCAGTCAGAGCCGATGAGTACCCTGGATTTGATTATGCAGTTATTGATAGTGGTTCACATGCTGGTGTTATTGGCAACGGTGGATTAATGCTCGCCCGAATACCTGAAGAGACAGCGCAGGAAAGATCCGCGTATTACGGGAACCGGACCCGCGAACAAATGACGGCTGTAGATCAGGACCTTATGAAGGAACAACATCCTTCCATGCCTATCAGTAATGAGAGGCAGAGTCGTGTAACTTTCGGAGGTCGCAAACGCGATTCCGAGTAAACTTTAGAGGAGTATTGCTATCATGGCAAATACTAACGGTGCCTTCGGACTTCGTCCGATTGGTGTAGTCGGTCAGGCTGCAAACACCACTGGTGCGACTGAATATCGTATCGCCTCTGGAAACACAAACGCGATATTCCAAGGATCCCCTGTTATTCCGCTGTCAACTGGCTTTATTGACATTGTTGGCGCGGCGGCTGGTGGATCTGTGGGTCTTGTTGGTGTTTTCTGGGGTTGCGAATACGTTTCGTCTACCACTGGTGAGAAAATTTTCTCAAACTACTGGCCAGGTTCAGGCGCGGATTCAAATCATCCCGTCAAAGCCTTTGTGTATGACAATCCAATGCAAACATTTGTTATCGCATCAGACGCTTCATTGACTAATGAAGCAGCTGCACGGGCGCATGTGTTCGCTAACGCAAACTTTGCGGCTGGTGCTTCTGGTTCAACAACCACAGGCATTTCATCCGGTAAGTTGGGTGTCAGCACTATCGCTACTACTGCTGCCTTGCATCTTCGTATCATCGGCATTCAAGATGATGTTGAGAATCAAGATTTCGCAGCGGCTGGTATTGGTCTAATCGTTCGATTGAATAACAGCTTTAATTCCGCCAATGGTGGTATTTCTGCTGGTACTCCATCGACTACCGGCGTTTAAGGAGGCTCACTAAATGGCTATTTCTCGCGCACAACTGGCGAAAGAGCTGGAGCCGGGTCTCAATGCCTTGTTTGGCATGGAGTACAACCGGTACGAAAACCAGCACGCCGAAATTTTCACCACTGAGTCTTCAGATCGAGCATTTGAAGAAGAGGTCATGCTTTCCGGGTTTGGCGCCGCTCCGACTAAGTCGGAAGGTTCCGCCGTCAATTTTGACGATGCCAACGAAGCATATACCGCTCGGTATAACCATGAAACCATTGCACTAGCATTTTCGATCACGGAAGAAGCTGTGGAAGATAATCTTTATGATCGTCTCTCTACTCGCTACACTCGTGCTCTTGCTCGTTCAATGGCACACACAAAGCAGGTTAAAGCAGCTAGCATTCTAAACAATGCGTTTACGGCTGGTGCATCTGCTGGCGGTGACGGTGTTGCACTCTGTGACGCATCACATCCGCTTACAAACGGTAGCACGTTTGCTAACGAACCAGGCACAGCCGCTGACCTGAACGAGACCTCACTCGAGGACGCTCTGATCAGCATCGCTGGCTTCGTTGATGAGCGTGGCCTGAAAGTCGCACTGCGCGGTACTAAGCTGGTGATTCCTCGTCAGCTCCAGTTCGTTGCAGAACGTCTGATGGTGTCAAACCTCCGTGTCGGTACTGCTGACAACGACATCAATGCACTTCGGTCAATGGGAATGCTTCCTGACGGTTACGCCGTTAACGACTTCCTGACAGATCCAGATGCATTCTTTGTCCTGACAGATGCTCCTCGTGGCTTCGTCCACTTTGAGCGTGTTCCTCTGTCTACACAGATGGAAGCAGACTTCGACACAGGCAACATGCGGTTCAAGGCTCGTGAGCGTTACAGCTTCGGCTTCTCAGACCCACGTTGTGTGTTTGGTTCACCAGG